TAAATGCTGTTGAGGCTTGGGCGTTTGGCACCAAACTATCTATCATCATTCCTGGATTGCTATTCGGTAAGCAGTGGTGGTGGCTTTACATATTTGCGTTGGTTTCAAGCCTTGCACTAATCCTGACGTCGACGATAAAAACGCTCCCAACAATCATTTGGTTCAATATCGCATGGGTTTTGTTAGCCGCGACAGCAATAGCAAAACACTTCCTATAAATTGGGGTATTCGTGTATCCAACACCTAATTGTTCTGTATGCAAAGTTGAGTCCTGTAAATTCTTCAAACTCTTCTAGCGTTCTTTCTGTGCCGAGCGCATCATCGGACATTCTGCGGTCAGTAAATATTGATTGATACTCGGCTTTAGAAATGGCATCCATTTCTTGCCACATTTCTGGGAAGTCCTGCCAAACATGATGGCGACGTATGTGCTCAAACGACCTGCCAGATGCGTATAAGTGCCACAGAACGAAACGAGTTGGCGCCACTATGTCATAGCCGTGAGTGAATGCTCGTGCGGCGATTAATGGCTCTTCGCCCCAGAATGCTATTTTTTCATTTGGTGTAATTTTGGAAAAGTTGCCGTCGGCAAAAATGAATCCTCCCGACACAGAATAATAAAAACGACACGCAGGTTTTGCTGACACTGCTGTTTGGCTTGGAATAAGTGTTTGTAAAAATTGTTCGCGATTTTCGCAAAAACAAATTGTTGTTTCGTTAAACGGAGGGTTTGCATGATTCGGCAAATTGTCATGCTGGTAATCGCCTGGGTATTGGGTTATCAAAGGTTTTTGGATACCTGCATTACGGTACATGTTGTGGTCGTCAATGAGAATCTTGTCCCAGTCCTGAACAAAACGCATGTGGGCATCTGTTTGTAGGTAGTAATCCTCGCCGTCGTATAATGCATTCGCTATCTTGCGGGCTTTTTGTAAGCCGATGTTGTTGGGTGCGATGCTTTGTTCTAGACGGACAATTGCGGAACCGAAATCAAGCGACATGTCGTCATCAGCCAACATGCAGTTGTGAACACCAAACGCAACTGTGTTGTCGACACTTTTTTTAGCAACCGCATCTCGGATGGTTTCGGAAAGTTCCCAATCTCTATAAGACGGAATTTGTACGAAAATTGATGGCATTCACCATTTCCCTAGTGGGCATGTCGCCTGTTTTAGTTTTGTTTTGAGAACCATAAAGCAACCACATTCTTTGCACTGTTTTGTTGTTTTATTCAAACTTGGACACACAAGACACATCGCATATCGTTGTTCTGCCGTTTCCGCATCCGTATAGTTAGCGGAATCAATGAGGTCAGTCGGTCTTACGGCGGCGCCGTTTGCCAATTCCTCCGCCCTCTTCTTTTTGTAATCGGACCACGCCGACATAGTTGTTACCCTTCGCTCGGCTGCTCGGATTCTGGCGCAACCCAGCCCTCTGGCGGAATCCAATCGTTTCCATCCCACCTCCACCCCTCCACAATATGAGCGTAGTTGGGGTGGTCTTCGGGCACTTCCACTATTACTGGATTGCTCCTAAAACAGGCAACGAGTGCTTCGCATGGCGCGGGAAGGGGGTCGCCACCGCAAGATGCGGAGGTGGCAAACTCGCCGTCAACGACGAAAACAAACTTGTATCGGCTCATGGGTTTTGTCCTTTTGTGGTCGACGCAATCCTACACCACCAAATCAATAGTGGCGAACCAACCGTCAATGAAACACTTGCCATGCCCCCTCCTGGTATACGTGCCCACATCAGACACCCCCCGTAGGGTGACCGATGTAGAAGCATATGCAGCCGCCACCAAAGAAGTCGGTGCAGTCGCCAGGAACTCCCGCCGCCTCGCCGCAAGCCGTGCAGGCTGCACCATTGGGGCAAGGTGGCTGTGTCGTGGGAGGCGGCTCTGTCGTGGGAGGGGGCACCGTCGGGCAACCGTTGCACACTACATCGCAGGCAAATGACGGGCAGCCTGCCCTGGTTAATTGATTGTACGACATGCTTGCGCAAGCAGCGTCGCAAAGACCTGGGTTGGGGGAAGTGGTTATCGGTGTTACCGCGTACAACCCAGAGCCATATGCTTCCGCACAGTTGTTTGAACAGGGGGGGGCAGTAGTAGGAGGAGGAGTGGGCGCGGCAGTGGTAGTTGTAGTAGTCGTAGTCGTAGTCGTAGTCGTAGTAGTAGTAGTAGAGCCGTACATCGGCATGATTACGCCGACCATCAGGTAACTCCGTTACCGCTCAGAATCCACTCTGTTGTATTGATTTTCAACAATGTTCCCATGCCATTACTTGCGATACTTCTTGTTCCAGTGCTACTGCTGTTTGCGAGACGCAAAGTGTCGGTAGTGATAGTGACTGTTGTTCCTGTGATTCCGTTGCCCACGACCACAACAATAGTCGTTCCTATGGGGAACGCGGTTGTCCCATTCGCTGGAATGGCTATCGCCTGACTGTTGTTTGTCGTTACGTAAATATGTTTACCTGCATCGGTTGCGGCAAGTGTTCGTCCTCCTGATGTAACAGAAACTTGCGGCATGCCCATATAGCCTGCGCCGTCGTGTGCATTGGTTACTGTTCCTGCTGCTGGGGTTATGGTTGGGCTTGTGCCAAAGACAAGTGCGCCAGAACCTGTTTCATCGGAAATAATAGATGCAAGTTGCGATGAGGTAGATGTCGCCAATTTGGAAAGAGCGATTCCCGCCGAAGCGTTTATATCGGCGTTGAGAATTGTGCCATCCAAAATCATCGTGCTGGTGACAGTTCCAGTGTCCGCAGCCGTTATTGCTGTTCCAGAAATTTTTGTTTTGTCTATTGCTGCAGCAGCGTTTATGTCGGCGTTGACAATTACCCCTGAAGCAATTGCTGTTACGCCAGACGAGGTTACTGTTACGTCTCCTGACAAGGCGGTTGCGGTAGGAACATTGCTTGCGTTGCCCAGCAACACTGAACCAGCAGTAATGTTTGTCAACTTGCTATGAGCAATTGCCGCAGAAGCGTTGATGTCGGCGTTGACAATCACCCCTGAACCGATAGCCGTAACACCAGAAGAGTTGATGGTGACATCACCCGAGAGTGTTTGTGCTATCGGGTCTCCTGAACTGTCGTATACGACGACTTGTCCTGCCGTGCCAGGGATTCCTGACTGAACTTCCACCCATGCTGAACCTGTGTACAGGTAGAGGGTGTCGTCTGATTTCAGGTACGCGATGCGACCCTCGCTGAGGGCAGGCTCGCCGACTCCGCCAAAAGCGGCGTCACGGGAAGCGGAGTCGTTGAACACGCATACTGCTTGGTCCATCAGGTATTCGTTGACCTGTTGTGCAGTCAGGATGCTTCCAGCGGTAAAAAGTCGTACGCCAGCGCCAGCCATTTATTCTCCTAAATTGGAATCAGTTAAAGAAATTATACCTCAAAACTGTTACCTATCTTCTGTAATCATTTAAACGGTTTTCCTGTTGCCCATGCGACAAGAGCCCAACGGGTGCCCGAAAGAATTGGGTTTACGCGATGTACTGCCCAAGATGGGAAAACGGTTGCATGTCCGATTTCCCTTGAAACTATTCGTGTTTCTGGTCCGTCCAAAATTTGTAAGTCACCGCCAGAGTATTCCGAAGATTCTGACAGTTGTATCGTCATGGATAATTTTCGTTTTTTGTTGTTGTGTGGAGACCAATCGGTGTGCCATTCGTAGTGGTCTCCAATTTCGTATTTAAATATTTGTATCGGCTCCAATCCTGAAATTTCTAATTGAAGTGGATTCATTTTCTTAAACAATGAAAATACGAACTGTCTTATTGATTCATCAGATAGTTCTGTTCCGCGAACGGACCGAATAGTGCTGACCGTGGAGAGTCCTTTTGTTCCATGCACCATGCCTTCATCCAAAGAGTGTTTTGAAGCCTGCTCAATCATTCTTTGGCATTCGTTCGGCGATAAAACTTTTTCGCTTGTCACACTATCTATTTGCATGCGACTTTATTGTAGTTGATTTGATGGTGTAGAATTGATGCGACCTTGGGGGTGTGGATGCGTTCCAAGCGCATAATGTATATAAATTTAGTGGTTTTAAGCGTGCTTGCTCTCATTTCCGTATTCTTACCGTCGCCTGTTTTCGCCGTTGGCGAATCGGCAACCGCCCCATCGGATACGACCGTTTTCAGCAATCAAAACAACCTTGCCCTGAGCGATGACTTTCAAGTGTCTGGTTTTGCAGAGGGCACCAATCTTTTGGTCAGCATCACCGTCTCTGGCTCGACTGCAGCAAAGGTGAACTTACCAACAACGACTGGACTAACCCTTGAATCTGGCTACGCCTCGTGGACTAACACATCGCAAATCAACTTCACTGGTAGTCAAGTAAACGTAAACGCCGCTCTTGACGCAATGACGCTCAACTCTGGGGCAACAAACGGAGCGGCGACCCTGAGTATCGAGGTATCCGAAAAAGTCAACAATACGGCTTTCTACAACGGTCACCTCTACGAATTCGTGTCAGGAAATATCAGTTATCTAAACGCTAGAACCGCTGCCCGCTTGCGAACAATCAGCGGAGTGAACGGCTATCTCGTAACTATTACCTCTGATGCTGAACATAACTTCGTACTCAGCAAGATTCAAGGTGCCTACAACATTTGGATAGCGCTTTCAGATAGAGCGGTCGAAGACGACTGGGTTCTTGACCCATATGACGGTTCACCCGAACAGGGAACGCTCGTATGGCGAGGAGTATCGAATGGTTCTGCGCAAGGCGGCAATTACGCCAAGTGGTGCGGCGGCGAACCAAATAACTCGGGCAATGAAGACGCTGCTGTAACTAAGTGGGGTGGCGGAAACTGTTGGAATGACCTTCCTGATTGGTACTCAAGTGTCGGTGGATATGTGGCGGAGTACAACATGCCCGCAAGCGTCGTCGTCAGCGACTCAATGGTCATCACCATTGAGAGCCGAACGCTAAATACTCCAACAAATCTTGTTGTTTCATTCAGTGGAACGACTGCAAACTTGACATGGACTGCACCTACTGAATCAAATACGCCAGTTGAAAGATACGCGGTTAGTTGGTCAACAGACAACTTCGCTTCTGGATATGCAATCGCATCACAGACGACGTCGGCAAGCATCTCTGATTTGGTGAGAGGAACAACGTATCAGTTTAGGGTTCGTGCAGACAACGATACCTACTCAACATATTCTTCTTATACATCTTCCGTGAACGCAACTGCGCCGCAAGAGGGAAACACGATTACTTTCTCTTACGACCCAACCACTGTCACGCAAAATGTCCAGACAAGCACAACAAATAAAACGACCCTGCTAGCCACGGCAAGAGCCACAAGCATTGAAGGTTCACCCGACCTTTTCTTCGTGGGAATTGAGTTGCGTGGCGTTGGCGGCGGATTGATTTACTCGCATAACACTGGTTGGGTTAATCTCACAACTTCATATCAAGACATTACTTTAACGGTAACTGCATCTGGTGTTGGTGCAGAAGCATGGGCGCTAGTTGATTCGGTGACGCTTGTTCTTGGTGGAGACGACGCAGAATCTTGGGCTGGTAACTACGGACCCAAAGTTGAGTTTGCGTCATTGAAACTTGATGGAACTGAGTTGATGTCAAATGTCGAGTTTGCTGATGGAGATGAATACTGGACATCATCCGTCGGATGGCAGGAGTGCCATGGCACACAAGGGAATAAGCCTTGTGCTTCTGCTGGTCTATATGTTGCGCCAACCACAACTGTTCCGACTACGACTGTTCCACCTACGACTGTGCCACCAACCACTGTTCCACCAACCACTGTTGCACCAACTACGGTGCCGCCCACCACTGTTCCGCCTACGACTGTTGCACCAACTACGGTGCCGCCAACCACAGTGCCGCCCACGACTGAGCCGCCAACTACGACTACGACTACAACTACAACTACTACAACAACTGTTTACGTTCCGACAGTTACCACCACAACGGAGTATGTTGCGCCAACCACAACAACTACTACAACTGTTTATGTTCCAACGGCTACGAGCACCACGACAACCACCACAACTGTCCCCGAAGAAGAACCAGAGGAGACGACTACTACTACTTCTGTTCCTGTTCCCGAGACCACCGTTCGAGAGCCCGAAGAAGAGAGCACCCCTGAATCAACCCTGCCCACGCCAGACGAAGAAGAGACAACACAAACTACTCTTGCAGAAGAGAATCCGAACCCTCAGGACTCTGACCCCGAAACAGAGCCATCAACAGAAGAACAGGAATCAGAACAACCACAACCCCAACCCACAGAACAAGAAGAACCTGAAGAAGAAGAAAAAGAAACCCCACAAGACTCAACAATACCAGATGAGGTCATCTCAGAAATAGTAGATGCGTCGTCAGAAAAAGAAATCGTCAACATCGTATCCGAACTGCTTGACGATGTATCTGAAGATGAGGTTGCCGAGGTTGTTGTTGTCGTTATTGAGTCTCTCGTTGAAGGTAAGAGTGTTGACGAACTTACAGAAGCCGACAAGGAGAAAATTGTTGCTGTGGTCACTGCTGTGATTGAGAACGGTGTATCCGAATCGGTGGCGCAAAGCCTGGCGTCCAATGCCACTGTTCTTGAGTCTGTCTCCGTTGAGCAGGCTGAGGCAGTCTTTGAGCAGGTGGACGCAGGGAACTTGACTGAAGATGTTGCTGAAGAGATTGTCGATGCGGTGCAGGAAGCGCCCGCAGAAATCCGTGAAGCGTTTGAAGAGGTCGTTGAATTGTTCCAAGGTGCTTTTGACGGATACAAGATGTTGGGGCAGACGGTGACGGTCGGGGAGCGGCGTACGATTGTTGCAGTTTCTGCTCTGACTACCGCTGTTGGTGCTGGTACGGCTCTCGGGGGTGGTTCTCCTTCGCCGAGCAGTGGTGGTGGTTCTCCGTCTTCGCCATCACAAACGAATGACGCAGCAAGAAAAGACGATGAAGAGGAAGAACCATCAGGTGAACTAGCAGGCGATGGAGTAGAATGGATTAAGCGAATCAAGATATTTAAAGAAATTGATGGGGTGATGGTCTTGGACTGGAAAGCATTTTTGACGAAACTGTCGTACGGTGTATTGAATCTTGGGTGGACTCTTTCGGGTGCGCTCATCGTTTATCTGACCCTGTCGGGCGCCTTGCAGATGATTGCTGGTATCGCTTCAGTGTTGGCGTTTGTTGGTGCGATGTATCTCCACATGAAGGAACCCGACGACAAGTAAATAATTAATAGGTTGTATTATTTGGTGTACACTATTGGCTACCTTCTAACGCTTCTAGGGGTTTCTAATGTCAAAAGTTGCATGGGATTACATCAAGCCGGTTACGCAGCCGAAAGACTTGAAGGGCATCGCCCCCGGAAAACTACCCGAGAGTCTTTTGCGCCCTGTCAAAGGTGGCGGGAAGATGCATTGGATTGCTGCTTGCGCGTGGGATGCGATGGTGGAAAAAGCGAAGGCTGACGGCGTAGAACTCAAGCCTGTTTCGGCTGGAGATACCTACCGCACCTACGAGTCACAACTCGCGGCGTTCAAACAGCGCTATACCAAAGAGCCGAACGGCAACGCAACAAGAACATTTGAAGGTGTCAAATGGTATAAGAAGGACCCCAAACTTGCCAGTCTTGCGGCTCCCGGCACATCGCAACATAACACCGGTTTGGCGGTCGATGTTCATACGGCAGGAGAGCCGAAGCGTCTCAACTGGTTGATTGCCAATGTTAAAGATTTTGGTTTTAGTTGGGAAGTTGTGCCAGAGGAACCATGGCATTTGCGTTATTGCGACGGAGACAATCCGCCCGCAGCGGTCAAGGCGTACATGGAAAAGAACGGCGTTACTGCGCCGGTAGCGGGAGCAAAATCTTCTGCTCCCGCTGCTGGTTCTTCAGCATCTGCAACAAAGGATGATGGTGGTGACCTTGACCCGGGTGACAGCGGTCCGCGTGTCACCAAGTTGCAAGAGGAACTCGCCGAGCGCGGTTTCTACAAAGGTGCACCCGACGGACAGTTCGGAAAGAAGACCGAAGAGGCTGTTATCGCCTACAAGAAGTCGAAAGGTTTCGGTGAAGGTCCGAAGGCTGGCAAGCGAGTCCTTGGCGATTTGGGAATCGGTCTCTGATGGAAATCATCGTCGCAGTCGTTTCAGGTATCACTGCGCTTGTCGTAGCAGTCATTGAGCGTCGCACCCGCAGGGAAGACGAACGATGGGAACTTAACACAAGAGAACATGAGGCTCTCGTAAGTCGAATGGAAACCATCGGTAGCAGTCTCGGTCGTTCCCTTGACCGCGTAGAAGACAATCTCGCGCATCACATCATACGTTTAGAGAACAAGGTGGAGCGACACGACCAAGTGTTGTTTGACCATCTTGCTTCGCATGCCGAGCAGGAAGTGAACAAGATGTCTCGCAAGAAAGCAAAAACTCAATGAAAGTTAAAATGAACGCGACATTTCAAAACATTTTGATGCGCATGCTTGCCACTTTCGCGGCGAGTGGTCTCGGTGTTGTCGGTGCGGGAACTATCGCTGGTGTACCTGTATGGAAAGCGGTGTTCATGGCGGGTATCGCTGGTGTCGCAACAGTCGTTGAGGGGTTGTCGCGTGCGTTCCTTGATGACGGGAAGTTGAGCGCGAAAGAAATCAATGATGTGTTCGCCAAGGTGGATAAGAAAGCGTCAGCAAAATCAAAGGACAATGATGCGTAGTAACCACGAAAAGTCCGAGTGCCAATGTGCACATTGCAATTGTGAAACTCGGTGCGTAGACGATTGTCCTTGTAGCGAATTAATGGGTGCTAGCGCATGCACAAGTCAACACGATTAATTTTCATTTCTGCTTTACTGCTTGCAGGGTGTGGTTATCAAGGAAGTTATCGTTATTGGTGCCAAGACCCAGAGAATTGGGACAACAAGGAATGCAATCCGCCAATATGCGAAATAGAAAACGTTTGTTGGAAAGATTTGGTTGGAATAGAGAATGAGTAGCACGCCGCTCGGAATCCCCGAACAAGACTGGAAGATAGTCAGGAATGTCTGCCGCAAGCACGGCGTAGACCCGATACTCATCGTCGCTATCGGCTGGTCAGAAACACATTGGTTCACACGAGGCGACGGATTGAAGGGCAACGGGCTGGGAGTCGGCTCATACGACTCAGGTTCTGTTTACACCTACGCAGGTGTTCGCAAACAGGTTCGGCGTGCCTGCGAGATTCTCCAAAGACGCAAAGCCACAAGCATCGTGGATGTGATGGAAGGTGCGTTACATTCGTCAGGGAAATGGGTTGAGGGAAAGTATGTCGGTCCACCAGGTTCAATCAAATGGGCTTCCGCCGACACAGCCGACCGAGATTTTCCGTGGACTAAAAATGTGGTAAACACCTACAGACGGATTGTGAGAGAGTTCGTTGCACCGACAATAGAGGAGGAGTCATGAAAGATAAACAGCGATTGACTCCAGAGGAACTAGATGCAAGACTTAAATTTGTTGTTGGTTGCATTCTTGGCGGAGTTCTCACATTTACGACAATTGGCGTTCTTTACGCACTTGTGTTCGTGGCGCAGCCGATTGGCGCTCAGGCAGAAAATGACAAAATGTTCTTTAGCGTTTTGTCGTCGGTAGCCACCTTTATTACGGGTACGCTCGCTGGTCTAATGATTTCTACGGGTCGGAACAAGTCTGATTCGGACAAAGAGTCTGTTGACACTGAAGCCTGAACCGAATATGCTGAAAGTATGTTCAAAAAGTATTTGAAGGTATTCGCCTATCTCATCCTCCCCCTGTTCATCGCATACCCGATTTTTCATTGGCGCAAGATGTGGAAGCGATATGTTCACGGCGACCACCCCCTTTATGAGTAAACTTGTAATAGCGGATGTTGCCGCGAAAGACTCCATGACGACCACCCGTAGGGGTGTGGATTGCTGTTCTTGTATTTAGTAGGCTGATAACTATGAGCGATACCGCCTCAGAAACAATGGTGTGGCACAGCGATGGTCATGTCGTTGAGTTACAAATCAATCGGGGGGAGTTAGAAGTAATTAGGGTGCGTTGCCCTCACGAGGGAAATCCATTGGCTCCGTGCGCTCACGAAGAAACACCGTGTGTCGTCAAATGGTTCTTGCAAACTTTCGGCATGGAATGCAATGTCGGTGTAGCAACACCTTCAGCAGAAATGGAAGTTGCTTGGCATTTCATTGGTACACCGCGACAAGAACTCGGGTCTTGTCAAGTATGGGTTATACCAGTGCAGGACGAAGCGTTCTCAGCGTGGATGGTTACTCAACAGTAGGTTGATGTTTCGCCACAGATTTGGCGAGCAACATGACATACGCGTCGTTCGGCGTAGCCCCAACTCCGACCGTTCGGTCATTCTCCACGAACCACTCTACACACTCATCGTCGTCGCCATGCGCCCCTAGGAGCGTTTCTGTGGGGTCGTCGCACTGTTCTACCGCGAACCATAGCCCGCCTTCGTAGACGCCTCCGTAGCGTGACTGGAAGATGATGATTGGGAACATCCCTGTCGGTGCATCAAATCTCATCGGTTGAGAATACCATTTGCCGGGGTGACAGGGGTCGAACCTGCAACCTACGGATTAGAAGTCCGTCGCGCTATCCATTGCGCCACACCCCGTTTGATAAAAATTTTTTTATTGAATTAATCAGATGCAACCAACAAGGTTGACAAGACCCGTATCAATCTTCTCAACTCTGCATGATTTTTGAGTTTGTCGTAATCAAGCGAATACTCGTATCTCCCTTTCACCTTCCTGCGTTTTACCAACTTTTCTCTATCCAACACGGAGAGTGCTTTGATGACCGCGGTCTGTGAACAGCCGAGCGTAACCGACATTTCGCGAACAGTCAAACACGGTCTCTCCATCAGCATTATCACCAACCGACCAGCAGGTGTAAACAAATTAATTGAACTCTTTGGTTTGTATGAAATAATGTTTTGCTCATCTAACTCCAAAAGCACCGACTCCACCAACCCCTTTAGGTCGGCATTGTTCGCCAATGCGTTAGCCACAGCCCTTTCTAGGGGCTCCCGCAACACATGGTCTCTGCGATTGTCGTGGGGAGTAGACACAAAACGAACATTACCACAGTTGATAGCAGGCAAAATTTTTATTACTGACAGCAATCTTTGCTACGTCTCTAATTTGTATTTGTTCCATAGTGCTTGACTTTTATTGACATATGTGATTTTATGGCATCATGGAAGACAGGAGACAACATGACACAGACTAATGCGACGGGTCAAAACCTTCTGAGTCAACTAAAAGTCATCGCCGAGACAAGTGTCGGCAATAGTGTTGCGTGCCCCCTTGGTCGCATAGCAACCAAACTAGATGACGACACACGGGAAGCACTTTTTGATGCACTCCGCTCAGAAGCATCAACGATGAGTATCTACAACGCCCTGAAACAGGAAGGCATCGCCATCTCCCGCGAAAGCATCACCAAACACCGTAAATGCTTTATAGAACCCAATGACAAGAAATGCTTGTGTTATCCAAACAATACGGAGACCAACAAATGAAAACCCTCAAAAATAACCTGACGAACATAGCAACCGAAAAAGAAGCCAGGGCAAGGAAAGAAAAACTCCTCGGACGAATAGCCGACATGCTCGTCGCCAAAGACATAGACCTAGACCAAATCGGCGACATCAAACAAGTATCCCTTTACCAAACACTCACAAAAGACGCAGAAGGCGAAGCCGAAATCCATGACCTCGCAGCCATACAATTCTCCCCATCGTGGGAACAAGGACCGGCGTGGCCGGTAATCACCCAAGGACCAGCAATAAAACTGCCCCCGAGCAAAGACAAAACAACAAAACAGAAAACAGGTTACAAAACCTGTGTGATATTGCCTGATATCCAAATCGGATATTTCCGCAACAAGGCAGGCGAACTAGAACCCACACACGACGAGAGTGCTATCACCGTCGCCATACAGTTCGTCGCAGACACCAAACCCGACGAAATCGTCCTTCTAGGAGACAACCTAGACCTCCCCGAAATGGGCAAATACCTTCTCTACCCGTCCTATCAGCAAACTACCCAAGCATCCATAGACCGCGCAACAACACTCTGCGCCGAAATTAGAAGAGAGGCACCATCCGCCAAAATCACATGGCTAGCCGGAAACCATGAAGAACGGATGCCAAAATTCCTCGTAACGAACGCATCCGCAGCATACGGACTCCGAAAAGGCAACACTCCCGAATCGTGGCCGGTTCTTTCCGTCCCCTACCTGTGTCGCATGGACGACTTTGATATCACCTACAAACCTGGCTATCCGGCGGGCGACTATTGGTTGAACGAGAAACTTCGCATCATCCACGGCGACCGCGTCAAATCATCAGGGTCAACCGCCAATGTGTACCTCAACGCCGAGAAGACATCAGTTATCTACGGACACATCCACAGAATAGAAACCGCCTACAAAACCCGAGAAGACTACGACGGACCGAAAACCATCATGGCGGCCTCCCCAGGTTGTCTAGCGCGTATAGACGGCGCAATCCACTCCACGAAAGGCGGAGTAGACCTAGACGGGCGCCCCATCCGACGCCACGAAAACTGGCAACAAGGTGTCGCAATCATCCACTATCAAAACAAAGGCGAACACCGTTTCACCTACCACTGCGTCCCCATCTACGACGGCTGGGCGATGTATCAAGGGACGGAATACTCCGCGTGAGCCTCACCTGCCCATGCCGATACACCCACCCGTGGGGACACAACCCCGTCTGCGAAACCGACGATGACGATTAACAACACCAATAGTTACCACCAGCGGCAACTTGGCGCATCGTAAATGTGTACCCAAATTGTACAAAATCACGGACAAAGTGACCTAACACGACCACAACACACACCCTATGTACAGCAACGCCGCACTGTTCCATCCACGTTCATGAGGACCGCATAGCCATGACTACGGTTATCGGTATACAGGGACAGGACTACTGCCTCATAACAGCAGACACCCGAATCAGCACCCAAACCGAAGACGGCACACTCACCCAAATCAACACCCTCAAACAAGAAGTCTCCAAAATAGCAGTCAACGGCAAATACCTCATAGCCACAGCAGGAGACCTCAGAGCCATCAACCTCCTCACCCACACCCTCCAACTCCCCACATGCCCACCCACACTAAAAGGCAAAAAACTAGACGAACACATCACCAACAAAATCATCCCCAACATCAAACAACTCTTCGAAACACACGGCTACACAACAACAACCCAAGACAACCCCCAAGCCTCACACGGCTCAGAACTCCTCCTCGCCATCAACACCACCCTCTACCACATCGACTCCGACTACTCATGGTTCACCGACCACAACAACACCTACACCCTCGGAACAGGAGCCCCATACGCCCTAGGCGCACTCACCTCAATGCCCACACCCCGCAACCTACAACAAGCCCGCAAACACGCACTCAAAGCAATCGCCATCGCAGCCCGATACGACCCCAACACAGGACACCCATACCACACCCAAACCCAAACCACAACCCCCCACAAACCCCCAAAACAAACCACCAAAACCACAACCAAAAAATAACTATACAAAAATGAAACCCCACAACCTACACAAACCATACCGATGGCAAGAACACGCAGCATGCCGAGGCAAAACACACCTCATGTTCCCCAAAAAACACAAAGACATCACCTACATCCAAACAGCAAGACAAATCTGCGAAACCTGCCCAGTCAAACAACCCTGCCTCAAAAACGCCCTCGAATACCACCCCGTAGACATGCACGGCGTATGGGCAGGCATGACATCACGACAACTCGCAGCAGAACAAAAACGACAAGGCATCAAACCAACACGACCCTCCATCGCACAAATGTGGGACAACACATAACCACCCATGCCCACCCAACACTGGCAATGCCCCAAATGCAACAACACCATCACCACCCACATCAAACTCACCCAACCACCCCAATGCACACGACACACCCCCAAACCCGAAACCATGCAACCAACCAAAACCAAAAAATAGAAACCCCGAAAGTCAGCGCGTGCGTGGTTTTTTTGGGTTTTGTGTGTTTTGTGTTTGGTTGTTTGGTTTAGTTGAGGCGGATGCCGCAGGTGTTGCAGTAGGTGTGGTTGTTTAGTTGGGTGGGGGTTTTTGTGCAGGTGGTTTGTCCGCAGGGTTGGAGTGTGGGTTTTCCTTGTAGGTAGTTGTGGATTGGTTGGAGTGGGTTGGGGGGTGTTGGGTTTAGGGGTGGTTTGTTTTGGGTGTGTCTGAGTGCGTTGGTGATGAGTAGGGTTATGTGTTGTTGTAAACTTTTTTCGTGTTTTTGTGCTGATTGGATGAGTTCGTTTTTTAACCAGCCGGGTATTGGGATGGTGAGGGTGACGGTGTCGTCGGGGTTTGTTGCGGGTTGTGGTTTATATGGCATCAGCCCGTCTCGGCTCGTTGGATGAGTGTTGTTAGGTATTCGGTGATGGTCATGTCGTATGCTTCGGCTTGGTTGATGAGTTGTTGTTTGAGTGGGGTGGGGATTTTGATGGTGAGGGTTGATTGTTCGCCTACGGGGGTTTTGGGTGGGCGTCCTTGGCGTTTCCTCATCGGCTTTCCTCCACCGTGTTGTAGGTTTCTGTGAAGTGTCTGCGGTCGTCGTTGGTGTGGAGGTTGAGTCCGACTTGTTGGATTGTTTTTTGTAGGCGTGGGTGGGGTGGTTCGTATTGGGTTGTTCCTGAGTTCACTGCGTCGCGGATGGCGGTATATTGGTTCCATGCTTGTGCGGGTGTGGGTTCTTTTGTGGTCATGCGTCTGTGCTCTGTGCGGACGAGTCCTGCGGTAGGGAGATAGGTTTCGCGGGCGGAGAGTCGTTTAGCGGCTTCTAGTATTTCTGTTTTTGGTAGGTCGCCGATGATGGTGTTCCATGCGCGGTAGGTCATGGTTTTTGTTTCCACATTGATGGGGAGTTCTTTGTTCCACATGGCGTAGATGAGTTCTACTGTTTCGGCTAGTTCTGTTTTGTTCATTGCTGGCTTTCCTCCACCGTCAATGCCTAGATTACCAGTCGGGGTTGTTGATGAATTCGTCGCGTGCGTCGCGGAGCCCCGCTAGTTCTATGAACTTTTCTACTTGGTTGCAGTTGCGGAAGATGACGTCGATGCTGTTGTATTTCTTGCTGCCGGGGTTCGCGCCCATGTGCCAGTCTGATTTGAGGATGCCGTCGATTGCTTGTTTGCATGCTTCTATCCCGTAGTCGTGGATTGCCCAGCCGATGCGTTGTTTGCGGTGGTGGTCTAGGACGGCGCGTGACCGCGGGGAAACCTGCTTCTTCCAGTAATTAAACACGAGGATGATTGCGTCGTCGCCGACCTTTTGGGCTTTGGCTGCTTGTTCCCGTGTCTGTTTGCGTCGCACGGCTGGGTGCTGTTCGCCGAATAGGTCGGGGTTTTTCATGGCAATCACAAGGAAACAGTAACAGATGTTTTCAGTAAAGTCAAGCAGCGCACGTGCGAACCGGCAAGAAACCGTAAATTTTTGATTTTTTGCCGGTCTCAATGACGTCAGACCGGGTCAGATACTCACTGGTAATCAAGTTGGATTTCGTGGATACCACGTAAACCTTCAACTTGCTGGTCTTTGGAAGGGGTTCGGGGAAACCTTTTGCTGGCGTTCCCCGCCGACGGTGCAGCCGAAGGAGGGCTACCCGATTTTGGGTAAGCCTTCTCTTTCGTTTCGCTTTCGGATATCCGTGCTTTCCGCCACCGTCAACCCATTACTGCTGTATTCATGGGGTCTTTGTGGTGAGCCGTCACTCTAGCAGCACAGCGACGGGACTTCCGCAACACCCAACATGTAGCGGGGCTGAGGCGGGGCGACACTACCTATTGTGGGTGGGGCGGGACTTGGGCGCGGCACCGCCACAAACGGGACTATCGGGCATCCGCGACACGAGCGGGGCTGTGTAGTAGTTTCGGTAATACTTCCTTTTGGACACCCCCTTGTGAAGAAGGGAAGCGCCGGTGGCGATGGTCTGAGATGGTCATCTCCACCGGCTTCACAAAAAAACAAAAACAAAAAGTCAGCCGTCGCGGTCAGCCGAAAAGTTTTTCGCTTTCCGCCACCGTCAATCGTTAACTGCGGGTGGGTCAAGGAACTCTCTGCGCTGTTCCATTATCGCAATAGCACCGAACCTGCGCGCAATGGTTGCATCGTTGATAATCGGGTATTCGTCAATCGCGGTCAGTTCCCCCAAATGCTGTTCTATCGCTTCCTCTGTTCCGCACGCCGAACACACCTCAACAGGTGGTACACCGCGAGACCGTGTATGCCTAGACAGCGCCCCCACATACTTGCCCCATTCTTCGTTGCTAGGTATCAATCCACCGCAACGGGGACAAATGAACTTTTCGGGGTTCTTCGCTTTGTTTACTTTCATTGTTTGTTTCCTTCCATTTTTTCAGCGATGTCGTTCAAAGCCGATTGGATTACAAATGACAACGGGAGATAACGAGCCAATGCGATGCCGTACTCCTCGCCGTTCTTCTCAATGGAACTATCTATCTTCCCCTGCAACAACGGGTTGTTGATGACGACAAACCATTGGTCGCCCATGTTGTCCACGCGGTACAGTTCGTCGTCCGCCATCGTCTTTCCGTCCGTAGTCAAAAAGGTGATTTGTTCGTCGCTGTCAGGGTTCTGTAAACGCATGAGAACATCGGGGTCATCCTGAATGAACTCAAACTTATTGTTAAAAATGTCCATGATTAGTTACTGCTTTCCGCCACCGTCAATGTGTAACGATGACAATACGAGTTTACTTGGTTGTGGTGTCGTTGTCAATGGGTTGGTTCTTCTTCGCCCAAATGAAATCCCTGAGGTTCTCTTTGAAGTCCTCGTTCCATACCTGCCACAGGTAATCGGATTGGATTGCGTACGACCCGAACTCCTCCAACTCTGCCTGCGTCCACTTGGAAGCAATCAACAGGTTCTCGTCGGTTGAGTCGTTATCTAGCAACGCTTGGATTTCGTCTTGCACGCCTGACGGTGAGTATGAGATGCTGTTGCCGTAGTTCAGGTCGCCGAAACCGCAACCCGACAGGATGCCGTTCAGGTCTTTGCCTGCCAGCCTGCCGAGTTCGCACGCGGTGTTGTCGTTACCGCCCTGCTCCCACGCTGTGTAGAGAGCCTCCTGCTCGTCGTTGAGTTTGTCCAAATCAACGATTACCGAGTTGTCTAGGTCTACGACCGTGCCGTCTTGGATGTTGATG